CATTTCTCCATTTCTTGTCTCGCAGGATTTACCTAGTTTTTCTACTAGTGCTGTCTGGCCTGCGTCCAAACTCAAATCTATATTAAAATAAACATGATTTGCCATCGTTTTTATACTCCTTAATATCCTTTTTGTTCCCATATTAGAAATCCTACTATACCACCTACAATAGCGAGGATATGCACTACTGTCATATATAGAAACCATACTATGCTTCCTAGAATTTCCACTATAAATCACCCTCGGCTCTATGTTCGCTACGAACAACTTCGAAGCCATTAGGGTAGCGTTTCTCTAATTTATTGATATTTTCCTTAATTACCTCACTTGGAGTGAAGCCAAGACTCAAACAACCCTGAGCCCAATACCAAAGGACATCGCCTAACTCCCTTTTCATGTGAAATATCTCACTTTCTGAGAATTTAGTGTCTGCCTGAAACACTTTTTTCTTAACTATTTCTGCAAATTCACCACTTTCTGCCATCATTCCTACAACAGCTGTAAGCAGTCTAGCTACTTGCATATCTTCTCCACTTTTTTCGCCCTGCGTCCATGAGTTGCCTCTAAGCATGTCTAGCCTATCTAATAACGCAGGTGTATTTTTGCTTACTGCGGACGTAGTTGTATCTACGAACCTCGCATAATCATCTATCATCTTGCTCTCCTTCTATCTCTAGCAATTTATTTAATCTATCCATAAAGCGTTCATAATCAGCCGTAAGACCTGTTAGTTCCATTTGTAGCTGGTCAATTTGCTTTACTATTGTTTCCATATCTTCATCACATAAGCGTAGCATATCTACTATGTGAGAAATTTCTTCTTGCCTATACTTTTTCCCAACACGCTCTCGCACATTGGGAAACTGTATAATATTACTTTTTTGCTTATCCGACATGAATATAATCCATAATGCCCATGCCTAATAATACTGCTAACCAAAAGTAGCCAAAGCATAACAATACTACATCTACTGGGTCAGCTTTATTGAAGTCGCCCCATATTGTTTCTAAAAATTTATTATGCTCTTTCACTGGTAGCCTCCTGTATCGTTGTTATCAAAATACATATACAATAGGAACATAGCTACTACTATTAATACTGTATAGTCCATTAGCTTACCTCCCCACATATTGCGTCCCACTTTTCTACTTCCACAGGGGTATGCATTGTGATTTTTACATTTCTTTTATTTTTGCCCGCCACATCATATTTAAGGGATATGCCATTCTTCTTTAGAATTGCTACTTTGCGTTGAAAGGTTTTATACTCTTGTTGAGTTAGGTTTGCTACTTGCATAGTCCACCTCCTTTCGCCATATACTCACGCAATGCTTGGTGTGTTTTAGGAAGTTCTGTGCCATCTGGCATTTTCCAGATTAGCTTATAACCTCTCCTTACTACTTCGTTTCTGCACTTTTGCTTTAGCTTAGGTGTTTTTCTATCATCATTGATAGTAGCCATTAGCTCTTCTAGCGATACATCTTTTATGTAGAAGTGCTTATAGGTTTTACACTTTTGGCTATCAGTAGACATTCTTCTGCCTCGTGCGTCTTTCGCATATACTCTTTCGCTTTCTTTAAATTTAATTGGCATCTTGCCCTCCTTGCTTGTTAGCTGTTAAATATTCGTTAATGGTATCAAGATAAAGCTCATACTCCCATGAGGCGTCTACCTTGTCGTAAGCATACTCTATGGCGTCTAACATTTCTTGTTTAGAATAGCTACTTTCTGACATGAGATTGCTCTCTACTTCTTGTAGCTCTAGCACGCCATAGATTTTGCACTCATAAAACTTTTCTAGCTTGAAAAGTGCTTCCCATATGCTGTGGGAATGAAAAAAGAGCAAGCCATCATCATGGTCTTGCTCTTGGGGTATATTATTATCTAGCACTTCTGCCTCCTACAATTCGGACTGTGCCTACAACACTTGGTGTTTGAACTGTGCCATCGATACCTCCCCTGTGAGTTCTGAACTCGCCTTTCCAATAACCACACTTGTTTCTGCGTGTGAGTTCTTTGCGAATTAACTTGCCTTCAGGTGTTTGCTCGTGGCGTCTATCTTCCAACTCAATGCTGTCGAGTTGCATAATCGCTAGATATTGTGTATTGACTTGTGCCATAATATTCTCCTTTTTGTTAATTTTTAATATGAATATATTATAACACGCTTTTCTGGTGATGTCAAGAATTTTTTGAAGTTAGGGTTAAAAAATTTTGAGGTGAAATTGCTTGAAGCAAAAGAAAGGGAGCAGAAAGCTCCCTCACTTAATCTGGCGTAGTCGACCTGAGCCAGAGGAATTTAAGCCATTGCCTTTCTCATAGTATGCCTACTACAATTTTTAGATACTCAGTATGCCTACTAAGCTTTCCCACTAATGTTTATATGTGCTTTGGTGGTTTCAGTATAACCATTTTTACGCTTGTCTACCGAATCGGTTGCAGAGGCGAGCATACCACAATTAGGGTTAGTCATGCGAAGGGCAGTCGGCATGTTATCTACCACCTTTCTTCGCTTATCGCTCCTATATATTGTTCAATGCGTAGCTTTTATACTCTTCCACGGCTGGAGTTTTACTACTAAGTGCTAACTGCCCCACTTCCCGTCATGCCACGCTTAAGTTGTGTTGCTTACGGGATAACCTCGCAGTTAGCGATGGAGTTCTCTATACGCACGGCCCGCTCAATCGGTCATTACATTCGTTTCGCTTTGCTACTTTGAATTGTCCTCGCGACTCGGCTCTGTAAACTCCTTCGCCCAAATACTAACTTATGCTCGCATTTACTTGAGGGTTGGTAGCACGACGGGCTACATCAACTAGCACACTGAAGTTAGTGATAAGGTGGGTTTGGTCGAGAACTCCCACAAACTCCCAAGCTAGTTTTAGATACGCTTGGAGTAACTGCAACGCCATTCAAGCTAAGGTTGCCTCACTAGGTCTGCTACTTGCCGTATCGGTTTACACCTTTGGCTTTCATCTGACATTTTCGTTGTGTCCACCCGTTCATTCACGGCTACATCTATCTGTTTTACTTCTGACTGCGTAGCGAAATCCCGAAGGTTTATACTCTATACAAGAGTAGGCGAGTAGCGTCTGACGGAGACTGACTGCGTAGATTATACACTACGGCTTACTGCTCGGCAGGAAGGCTACTCCATCACGACTGCCCGTGCCGTCATGCTTTGTCTTATCTTCACTTTCGCTTGAAGTCTATCTGCATGAGGATATCACCTAGAGCGACTGCTATTATTCTCACATTGCGTTTCGGACTCACCTTTTTTGTGGAGTTGTGAGGCTCTCCTTGTTTTTATACTCTTTTTTAATTTTTATAAGTATATTATACTCGGCTTTTGAGGGTTTGTCAAGAAGTTTTTTGAACTATTTTTAACAACCCCTCTCGCCGACCTCGCGCACTACTGTGCTTCGAGGTGGTCTGCTAGTTTAGCTAAATCAATTTTTGTAGCTTTTACTAGACTTGGTAGCTCGATGCCAAGTGATGCTTGAATTCTATCAACAAACTCGGACTTGAGCACTACAGGCTCGCCTGCTTTGGTTACTCTTGGTTGAGCAACATAGACACCTTCTCTTGAAAGTTTAGCAATAATACTTCTTGCATTTTTGCCAAGTTTCTCAGCCAACATATCTACTGTGTCTCTTGTTGGGCTTGCTGTGTAAGTTTCAATCATCATGCTTACATCTTTTTCTGAATAATTTTTTACTTGTGCCATTTCGTTCTCCTTTTGCTTTGTAAAAATGTTTAGTATCTTTCTTATCATAATATAAATATTATACTATGGCTACATTGGGTTTGTCAAGGACTTTTTTGAACTTTTTTATCTAAGCCAAGTGTCCCAAGCCCATAGAGATAATGCTAGTGCCATGTTGGTAAAAGCAAATAAAACTAATTTACATTCTGCGTCTAGTTTATACCACCATCTGCCAATGCGTGTCTTGTATTTTATCTTTTCTCTCAATGTCATATTATATATTATACTCGGGCGAATAGGGTCGTGTCAACACTTTTCTCAATTTATTTTTAAAGCGAGAATAGTGCAACTACGACCAAGATAACGCCAATTGCTATCCAATCATCTG